CGGCGCGGTCGCTGTCGTCAACGGGAGCCGACCACGGGAGCCCGGCGATCGGGGCGCGCACCGCCCGCGCGACGGGCTCGGGCTGCGCCGCAATCGCGCGGGCAAGAGCGGCGCGGGGATTCATCGGCATGGGTGTGACGCTCGCTTCCATCAGCCGCGGGCGGACGTAGACAGCGCCGCGCGTTGAATACCGGCTGTCCTCTTCCGGTAGCGATGCTCGGGCGATGACGGCCGCGGGGCGGAATCCAACGGACACGGTACGGAGCACGCGCTGTTCAAGCAACGCGGCAACCGTCAGCGAGAGCGGGTAGGACTCGACCGGCGTAGGAACGAGCGTTCCACGTAGAACACCGCCAAGCGCCCGCACGTTTTCCCATCGCCCGATCGGGGGCGCGCTGTAGTCGTGATTGTAAGGGGCGACAGGGTTTTGCCGAAACTCCGACAGATCCCAGGTTTGCTCTACGATGTCGTCTGCCCGATCGGGCTCCGCGTCGGACATGACAAACCGGTAGCTCGGGCGCTTGTCTTCGTCGTCATCCATGCCCGCGCGCTCTTCGTCGTCTTCGTCCATCATGTCACCCATGCCGGCGAGGTCGTAGCGTAGGACGGTGCGGTATGACAGCGCCAGCGGGGACGCGCCGACCGATCCGGCCAGCCGTTGCACGATCTTGCCGTCAAGTAGCTGGTCAAGGTGCGCGGCGCTGCCGCGGGCGATGGCGTGCACGTCGTCTGTGGTGCTGTCGATGCCCTCAGCCATGCGTTGCACGAGATCGAGCCCGTAGCCGGCGCGGGTAGCCTCGCCAATCCATCGCCGGACGACATCCGCGGGCGTGGTCGTGATTGCGATTGGTGCAAATCCGTTGATCATTTTCTCATCCTCTGATGTCGACCGGGCGCACAACGCACCGGCAATTAATGTCCTCGCTCGCTACCATGAACATGCCCGGCCCGAGCCCTTGGGCGCCGCTTTCGCTTGTGAATAGCGCCCCAGGTTGCTCCGTGGTGCCGTCCAGCTCTTCGTGTGTCGGCCGCACCGCGCTGTCGCGGCTGCTCACCCACTCCCGCAGGAACACGACCCCGAGATCGGCCGCCTGATCAAAGGCCATCTCTTGCCCCTCCGAAACCGTGCGGGCGGTCTCCGTGCGGGCAACTGTAAGCGCCCGGGCTGGAGAAAATGCAGTGTCTCGCATGATGGCGCGCTGCAAGTCTCCGATACTTGCGCCTTCGGCGAGCCCGGCGCGCACAACGCGGGCGACGCGATCCTTTGTGGTGCGTTGCACGTTCGTGATCATTTCCGCGATGATCTGATCGGTCGGGTCGAGCGTGGGATCAAACGCCAGCGAATCCATCAGCCGGCGAGCTGCTACGCCGTACGCGCGACGAACGCCCCGCTCTACGGTTTCCGGGTCGAACTGATCGCGCACAATCGCAAGCTCCGCGTCATTCATCAGAATCGCCCGCAGCTCGTCATCGGACACGTTCCGACGGATTGAGCGCCGGCCGCCGAGCACCTCGCCGACCCGATCGGCGTAGCGCTTTGCTTGATCGGGGAAAATGCCCGCACGACCGCGCCGCCATTGTGCCCGGATCTGTCGCTCTGTCGGGCGCTGTACGCGGTCCAGCCACGCGCGCCAGTATGCGGGGCGGGGTAGGTCTGCCCGTAGGTCGACAGCCCGCAGAATCGGCCCTACAGCCTCCCACGCAAAGCACCGCTCTTCCCGGTCTGCCGCTTCGAGCTGGCGCCGCTTGCCCCTCGACCATGCCCGGCCGGCGTCGCCGCCCCACAAGTCCCAAGCGATCCGCAGCGGTCCTACCTTGTCGCTCGACACGTCCCAACGTTCTGTCCCGCGCTGGCGTTGCGCTTCGGCGCTGAACCGCTCGAAAAAGGCGAACATGTCGCGCACGTTGTCTGGGTGGATGCGTTGCCCGGCGATGATGCGGTTTGCCATCGCCAGCCCTTTACGGGTGCCGCCTCGCCGGTGTTTCTGGCGTAGCTGCTTGCCGCGGCGCGCTGCCGTTTTCATGCGTGCCGTTGCCGTCAGATCAATGTCGTCGTAGCGGCTCGGGATCGGCCCGCCCTCGCTCCGCACCTCGACCTGGGGCGCGTGGTACGGGCACCCGATCTCGCCGCTCATCGGTCGCCCACGAGCGGCCCGAGCAAATCGAGCAACGCGCCCACCTCGGTCAGGATGTCGTCTTCGTCGTCGGGCTCTTGATCCGTGAGCATTTCCGCGATTGCTGCGGCTTGGGCGCGGATGTCGGCCCGGGTGTCTTCGTCCACCTGGGGCGCGTCGGGCTCGGGCTCGGGCGCGCCGGGTGTCGCCGGGTCGATCCCAAAATCGGCAACCTCGGGCGCGTCATCGAATCCTTCGAAGCGGTACGCATCGGCTGGGCTCATGCCGTGCGCGATGTGTAGTGCGACCCGTTGCAACCGCTCTGTCCGGCCGTCTGCCATCTCGGGCAACACATGGCGCACCCGCACATCAGCAAAGCCGAGGCGCCGGGCGAGATCGGTCAGCGCGTCATCGAGTAGCGCGGCAAGCGGTGTAAGCGTGTCGCTGATGTAGCTCTTGCGCTCCATCTCCGCGGTAGCATAGTTGGCGCTCTGCAACCCCAAGAGGGTAGGCGGTACCCCGGTGACAGCCACGACCACAGATCGCGCGTATTCTCGGGCGGCGATGCCCCCCAGCTCGTCAACCGTCCAATCCATGCCTTCGAACTGACCCGCGCCCGACATGACCGCGACACCGCCGGTCTGCTCTCGCAACACGCGATCAATCTGTACCTGCATGTCACGCACCTGGGGACGGCCCCAGGTGGTCTTCGGATCGCGGGGCACATACGCGGCGTCTGGTCGGCCGCGGCTTGCCTTGCGTGCCATTTGCGCAGCCATCGCCACGTCAGCCGCCAGATCCCGATCCATCGGCTGCACTTCGCCGGTGCCGTAGAGCCGTTGGAGCCCGCCGCCCGCGGAGCTGAAACGGATGTGGCCCACGACATCAGGCGGGTAGCTCTTGATCGCGCCCTGGGTGTCGTAGACGTATGCCAGCGGCGCGCCATCCTGCCCGGGTGTGATCGTGACCCGGGCCGGTTCCAAGAGCAGCAAAGCCGCGGGCGCGGTCCCGGGTGCACCGACACCGATCGGCAAGATGTAGCCGTTCCCGCCCGGCAGCAAATCGGTGACGAGCTGCGTACGCCACTGTCGTGCCGTCTGCGCGCTGTTGGGCCGCTGTAGCAAATCGGCGAGCGGGTGCACCTCGACCGGTTCCCACCCCTCTGCCGTCTGTCGCTGGATTTGCAACGGCAACGCGGCGAGCGATGCGGCGCGGATGTCGACCGCCCGCCAGTACCACGGGTTCGCGAGCAACGCCGATGCGGCGCGCCTGGGGTCGTAGGCCGTCTGTACCGCTTCAGCGCTGGCAAAGTCCGAGCCAGCCACAAACGCGGCCTCTTGCTCGGGCGGGTCGACCGTCACGACGGACAACGCCCGCAGGATGCGAACGGGTAGCGATTCGGGGCGGGTATGCGTCGGGCTCATGTCGCGAGCGTATCACGCGCCTCCGCTCATGTCCCAAGAATGCGAGAGCCCCGCGCGGGGCGGGGCTCGGGGAAGCGGGCGGGCGGCCTATGCGGCAAGCCGAGCCGAACCCGCCGCCCAACGTAGGATTGTAGCGGGGCGAGGCTGTGTGTAGTTACCCCGGGAGAATCGGGCGTAGAGGTTGCCCCGAACGATGCTCCATGCGTGGTAGAGATCGGAACCGCGGTAGCCCGCGGCGGAAAGGGTGTCCTGAAGGTCTGCAAAGGACCACCGAAGATCCACGCGGTTACGGATGATCCAGAGGCCGCGGTAGGAGTCCCACCGGGCAAATGTAGACACGTTGGCCATAAGATCGGAGGCCGTCAGGTTGTAGCCGGCTGCCTGGAAAGCGCCGGCGATGATGGGTGCCGATGCCTTAGAGATGGTGGTTTCGGTGCTAAGAGCGCGGGCGATGTTCATTGTCGTTTCTCCGTGTTGGTGGGCGCCGCCGTCCCCGGCGACACCATTACTATGCTCTGCTCTCGTGCTGGCGTCTACTATTATTTTCGCATTTCGTGAAAATAGTTGGGCCAGCCGACAGACTACGCGGCCCGTACTGCGGCCAGCGCCGTAGCAATACCGGCGATGTGTTCCGGTGTGATGTACTTCGCAAACGGGCCGCCCTCCGCGAGCCGGGCGCTGTAGTGGGTAAGCGCGCGGGCAAGGTGCCCGGCGATGATGTTGCTCTGTCCCTGGTGCGCGGCTTTGATGTCGAGCCGGATACCGTACACGTCTTCGCCGTCGACAATCACAGTCAGATCGGTCTTGTCGTAGCATCCATTGTCCGGCGCTACGTCTGCAGCGTCTTGGATGAGCTGCTCTGCATATTCGAGCGTAGCAACAAGGCCATCAGTTGCGGCGAGAGCTTCCGATTCACTGAAACCAAAGCGGATGAGGGTAGACATTGTCGTTTCTCCGTGATGTGTGCGCGGCGTCCCCGCCTCGCCCCATAACCGTACACCGGCGGCTTCGGCGCGTCTACTGTTTATTTTCGATTTCCGCAAAATAATCCACCAACCGCAGCCGGCGCGCTTCCATCACAAGGTACCGCAGCGCGTCCCATGCGTGATCCGCGCCCACTACCTCGGTTTCCCGATGGACTGTGAGCTGGGACCGCTTGCCCGCGTTGGTGTCCTTCCATGCCAGCTCCGCGATCTCTTTGCGGAGCGGTGCGGTGCTCGGGTGATCGTGCACCACGAGCCCGGGCGACCCGTCGCGGACCTCCAAGAGCCGATCGATCGCCCCGTAGCCCTCGCGCCTTGCCTTGATTGCGGCTGTCGTCGGTAGGCCCATAGCGGCCCACCTGTCTCGGGCGTCTGCGTCTGCCGGGTCGGCAGCGCGCGCGTAAGGCTCGGGCATCGCTCGCCCGGTGCCCTCGCACACGGGGCACGCTTCGGCGGCCTGAAATCGACGGTCCCACCAGCGGTCAGCCGGCCAATCGTCCGGCCCGGGCCAGCACGCCGGGCACGCTTCGGCGCGGTGCACCTCGTAGATATGCGCGTCCGTGTTGACCTGGGAGACGTAGCGCGCGCGAATGATGTGCAACACACCCCGCGGGTCGACAGCGCCCCACAGATACGCCAGAGGCGCGCGAAATCCAAAATCCAGCCCGTCAACGCGGGGCCAGTCTCGCATATCGGCGGGATCGATCGCCCCGTACCCTTCCCGCCGCGCCTTGATCGCGGCTGTCGTCGGTAGACCCATAGCCGCCCACCTGTCTCGGGCGTCTGCGTCTGCCGGGTCGGCAGCGCGCGCGTAAGGCTCGGGCATCGCTCGCCCGGTGCCCTCGCACACGGGGCACGCTTCGGCGGCCTGAAATCGACGGTC